CTTCGCCGCTTCTTTCAAACCAAGGTTATTGAGAAACGCCGCAATATCTGGGATATCCGCCCCGTTACTGGCCTTATCCATTTTTTTGGACAGTTCAGTTGTCATGGTGGCGGCAAAGTTCGGATCGTCACCCAGCGCGGCGGCCAGTTCGTTCAGCGTGTCGAGCGCTGCCGGTGAGGAATCCACCAGGGCAGCCAGTGCCGCTTTTACATAAGCCGTGGTGGCAATCTGCGTGTTGTTGACGGTCTGCGCCGCCGTCGGGGCCGTTGGCGTTCCGGTAAACGCCGGGCTTGCCAGCAGCGCGGCCACTGCCGCTTTCACAAACGCCGTGGTGGCGAGCTGCGTATTGTTGACGGTCTGCGCTGCCGTCGGTGCTGTCGGCGTTCCTGTCAGTGCCGGGCTTGCCAGCGGCGCTTTTGCGGCCAGCAGGTTCGTCATGGTTGTGGCGAAGTTCGGATCGTTACCCAGCGCGGCGGCCAGTTCGTTCAGCGTGTCCATCGCCGCCGGTGAGGAATCAATCAGCGCAGTGATAGCCGCTTTCACAAATGCTGTGGTGGCGAGCTGCGTGTCGTTTGACGTCTGCGCCGCCGTCGGGGCGGTGGGCTTGCCGGTGAGCGCCGGGTTTGCCAGCGGCGCATAATCTGCCGCGACCAGTTTCACGTGCGCCGTGGTGGCAAGTTTGGTTGTGTTGTCCGTTTTAGCCGGTGTCGGCGCGGTTGGCGTCCCGGTCAGGGCTGGTGAGGCTTTCGGTGCATACTGGTTATGCGGGTTAGCGGAGGCCAGATGCGCGGCCATCAGCTCATCGGCATACGCCTTAACCTCAATTGTACGATCGTCAACGTACTTCCGGGTCGCCAGCACAACCGATGGGTCAACTTTCAGGGTGATGGCATCAGTGTTCGACACGATCAGAATCATGCGGATGGTCTGGGTACGCCCGCTGCCTTCCTGTAACTGCGGCTTGTAGGTTTCCGGGCAGTTTGCCACCGCAATCAGCGTCCCGTCCTTATCGTACAGGCCGATAGTACGTATCCAGAAACCGCCCTCATTTTCCGGGATAACCTGTTCAGCAATAATCTGGCCGGGGTTTGCCGGGTCAATGCTCAGCATGTTAATCGGGGCGCGCCGCTGTTCGCCGACAATGGCGGTCTGACTGGCGTCCGGTGTCGGCAGCACACCGCCGCCATCGCCCACGGCCATGGTGGTAATTTCCAGTTTCGTTCCCAGCGCCATGGCGTTCGCCAGCTTCGCGGCACCCAGCGTGGTCAGGATTGCATAATATTTTGCCGTCATGGATTTACGCTCATCTCGTCAATCAAATGGATGGCAGCGCCGGACACTGCCGGGCCGCCCACGCTGATAGCTTCAGCAAAGTACGGATATACGGTCAGCTCATCGCCCTGATAGCTGGCCGCGCCGGTGATAACGCTGCCGGTGGTCTGCAAGTTAATGGACAGGCCAACCAGATGGCGGCTGACCGGCTTTGCGCCCGCTATCAGCCGCTCAAGTTCCTGATAGGTTTCTTCCGTGATGCCCTGGTCCTGAACGCCAATATCCAGGCGAAAGGTTCCCGGCGTTTCACCGGACTGCCACCACTCGATCACCCGGATAAGAAAGCCGAACGGCTCCACCACACGGCGCACGGCGGCAATGGTGCCTTTCTGGCGGTGGATGAAATACGCATCGCGCACCACCTGGCGTTTCACCGCTTCCGGCCAGGCTTCATCCCAGCGGTCAACCGAGAACGACCAGGCAAGCCAGGGCAACAGGTGTTCCGGGCAGGTGTCAGGGTTCCACAGTTCGCGCAGCGGCACCGGAACGGTGCTGATATCGCCGCAGGCTTCAGCAAGACGACGCTCCAGAGCCGACGAACCCGGTGGTAACAGGCTATTCATTGGCATCCC